AAGAAGGTAAAGAAATGAAGCCATACGACCGCCTACACAACGAGACCTCGCGGCCCTACGACGCCTTTGTCAAGTACCTCGAACTAGGGCCTCAGCGCTCTCAGCGCAAGGTGGCCGAGGCCATCGGCAAGTCGACGACCATCGTGTGCCGTTGGGCCACTAAGTACAATTGGCGAGAACGAGCGCTCGCCTACGACGATGACATCGCCAAGATTCGTATAGACAGGTCAATAGAAACGAGAGTGAACGCATGACAGACTACGACAAAGACAAGTGCGCACGGTGCGACGGCACCGGCCGTATCGAGATTTACAAGGGCTGCCAAGTAGAGCCGTGGGCCGGCCTATGGGCCGCCGAAGAGGCCATCGAACCCAGCGAAGATGGCGTACACCGGGTGAAGTGCGCTGATTGTGGCGGGGCGGGTTACAAGTGAACACCAACACCACCGACAACACGTCATTCACCTACAACCCGAACAAGGCCTATACTTGCTGGCCATGGCCCTACTGGCCATACCAAACCTATCGTGAGCCGCCTAGGTGCCCGTACGAACTGCCGTGTGGCGCCAAACCGTGCGAGAAGGGCTACGGCTGTCCCAAGGTGTACGAGAAGGAGAAGGTCGAGGACAAATGCCAGTATTAGCCGTGACCATGGCGCCGTGGGAACGGCAGGCCGGCGAGACCTACAAAGCGTACGCGGCCTTTCTCGTGTACCGCGACCTGCCACTCGACGTGCGCTCGATTGCTCTGACCGCCGATAAGCTGGGCAAGTCAAAGCAGGGCATACAGATTTGGTCTTCTAAGTACAAGTGGCGCGACCGGGTGCTGGCCTATGACGCGTACCTTTCTGGCATCAGCATGCTCGACCGTCAGAAGCGGTTAGAAGACATGAACAAGCGCCACGTGCAAGAAGCGCAAGCTTTTCAGATAAAGGCCATGCAGGCCCTGAAGGCGCTCGACATCAACGACATGTCGCCCAAAGACGTTCTCGCCTGGACCCAAGTGGCCATCGACATCGAACGGCGAGCGTTAGACGTGCCGACCGAGGTCACGCGACAAGAGACCACGGTGCACCACACCATCTCACCGGCCAACGAGACGCCCGAAGAAGAGACCAACCGCATGCTGAAGGTCGTGGCCGAGCTGCAAAAACTAGGAGTATTGAATCCCAATGGCAACCTCGAAGAAGACTACGCCAACGCCGTCGACGTTACTGCCGAAGAATGTGAAGACCCTTCTGACACCAAAGTGGACGAAGTACATTCCAGTGACGCCGACCCCAAAACAGACCGCGTTCCTCCTGCTTGATTACATCAGAGAGGTCTTCTTTGGTGGCGCAGCCGGCGGCGGTAAGAGCGTAGCTCTTCTCATGGCGGCGTTGCAGTACGTCGATTTCCCCCAATATTCGGCGCTATTGCTCAGACGAACCTTCGCTCAGCTAGAGAAACGAGGCGCCTTGCTCGACATGGCCAATGACTGGCTGGCTGGCACCGATGCCCACCGAGTAGACGGCGGCCGCAAGTGGACATTCCCTAGTGGGGCCACGCTAGAGTTCGGGTACATCGACTGCGATAAAGACAAGTACAACTACCAAAGCGCGAGGTATCACTTTGTCGGATTTGACGAACTCACACAGTTTGAAGAGGATTGGTATAGGTACCTCTTCTCTCGTACTCGAAGGACACAAGACGACATCTCCAACATTCCAATCCGTGTCAGGTCAGCTTCTAACCCCGGTAATATCGGGCACGAGTGGGTGCGTCAGAGGTTCCTTATTGAAGCCAACCCAGAGCGGTTGTTCGTACCTTCTAAGCTTGATGACAATCCTCACCTTGACCGCGATGATTATGCTACCTCTATGCGAGAGGGGCTTCGAGCCATCGATTTGGCGCAGCTTCTCGACGGCAATTGGGAGATACGGCCTTCGGGTGGGCTGTTTCGTCGCGAGTGGTTCGATACAGTTGACGATTACCCTCACGATGCGATAGTCGTTCGCTACTGGGATTTGGCAGCAACGAACGAAGGCGACTGGACCGTTGGTCTGAAGTTGGCTGAAAAGAACGGTGTCTACTATGTTCTCGATGTGCAGCGAATACGTGCTACGCCCTTGGTCGTGGAACAGCTGGTCAAAGCAGTGGCTGGGATGGACGGAAAGTCCACCCACATCTACATGGAACAAGAGCCGGGCAGCTCTGGGGTTGCCAATGTCGACAATTACGCGAGACGGGTACTACAAGGCTATATCTTCAGAGCCGACCGCAAGACTGGCGATAAGTATGTGAGAGCGCTGCCGGTAAGCGCCGCTGCCGAGCACCACAACATCAAACTGACACGTGGGCGGTGGCTGGGCGCGTTCATTGACGAGGTAGAGGCTTTTCCCGAGACGCTGCACGATGACCAGGTAGACGCGCTAACTGGCGCCTTTGATGCGATTCAGAAGATAAAGAGCAGCGGCATAACACAGGTCGGCTCAGTTAACTGGAAGGTAACCACCGACCGCATGCCCATGCCGCCGATGAGACCACGAGTGATATCATGAACACCATACGCAAGGCCAAGTTCTGGCCTGAAGAGAACATGAAGATAAAGGACCTCAAGGCAGCCATGGCGCCCTACAACCCTAGGGCGAAGCTAGAGCCCGGCATGCCTGAGTGGCAAGCGCTGGTCGACTCGATACAAGACCACGGGTTCGTCGACCACGGCATTGTGTACAACAAACGCACCAACCGCCTAGTTGGCGGCCATCAGCGAGTAGCGGTGCTCGATGAAGAGTTCAAGGTCACCGAGGTACCGGTCGTCATCGTAGACGTAGACGAGTGGCAAGAGCGTGCGATGAACGTAGCGCTCAACAATCCCAAGATAGGCGGCCACTGGGACATGCCCAAGCTGCAAGTGCTGCTCGAAGAGATACAGGCCAACTCGCCTGATGCGGCTACTATGACCGGCTATACCGAAGAAGACATCAAACGCCTTCTCAACGAGATGGGTTTCGACAAGATTCCCGATGAGATACAGACCTTCGACGAGAACATGGAAACAGAGCATACGTGCCCGAAGTGCGGCTATCGCTACAGCGATTAGCCGCCCGACCGGCCAAGTGTGAGAGTTTGGCCAGTTGAGTATTTAAAACAATCGCAAAACGAGAGTGAGAGATTGAACGTCATACCGAAGTGCAAGGTACGGCCGGTAGACCAAGAGACAGCTCTGGTCAAACGGCTCGATGCAGAGATAACCAGACGCAAGCGGGCACAGCAACTGTCGCACATCGATGTCGACAGCACAATCAAGACCCCATCGCGGCAGGCGGGCACGCAAGACTTCACCGACATATCGTCACAGACGGTATGGCAGAAAGAGGTCTTCGACCGCTGCGGCGGCGTTCTCTTCCCCTTCGAAGAGATGCAGCCCTGCGTGCGGTGCGGCTACAAGTATGTGGCCGGGTTGCCGGTAGAGAAGTGCATCGTATGCGGTCAGGTAAGTCCCTTGTTCAACCGCGATTTCATCGACTTTCACCGGTAGATGCCATACCCACACAATGGCAACCGCAGGAACAAGATGGTCGACGACTGCATCGTCTTGTTAGAATGGGCCAGTAAGAACGGCGACCGGTATGTCTCGCTCTCGCTCATTGAGAAAGAGACGGGCATACCCGACGACACCGTTAGACGAATACTGCTTGATGCGCAGCAGTTCAAGAGCAATTCACTGCTCTTCGGCGTGGCCGGCTGTTTTCGATTTTCCTACTACATCTACCCAGAGTGGAACCGAGAGCACCGCTTCGACCGCCGTAAGCGCATAATCGATGCCACACGCTGCAACAGTGGCAGCTGGGCAACCACTATGTATCAAAGGTGAGGCTATGAGCGATAGACCGATTAGAATGCGGCTCGCCGACATGATTACTGGCGGGCAGGTCAGTGCTGAACTGGCCAAGACCACTGAGGCTCTTTCTTTCGCCCAGACCGAGATTACCAAGCTCAGCGCCGACAACGAGAAGAAGAACCGCGTGCTGTCGACCTTCTCGCCTGGTATACCCACGGTCGACTACATGCCGCAGTACACGAACCGCTCGTGGCTGGCGTGGGCATACTTCTTCGAGCAAGAGGTGTCGATTTACAGCGACATCGTTCAGAAGATACGCGATGAGACCTTTCGTAACGGCGTCTCATGGGAACCGAACTTCACACTCAGGTGCGCGGCGTGCCAGAAAGAGTTCTCTAAGAAGGTCGATGCTTGCGACCGATGTGGCTCGGTAGAGCTGAACCCGCCTGATGAGACAGAGCTAGAGTGGTTCAAGCGCATCGACACCGGCACCTCGCTACTAGATGAAGCGAACTACAACCGACAGTCGTTCATCGCCATCTGCAAGGCGCTTGAGCTGCACATCGGCGTGGCCGACAACCTGTTCTTGCTGGCCATGAAGAAGTATACCTTCAGAAAGGACGGCACGATAGAGCATTCGGTGGTCACCGATTTCGTAGCGTTAGACCCGCGTGACTGCGTCTTGATGTACAACGAGCTAGGCCAGATAGGCAAAGCGGGCAAGATATGCCTTGTTCACCGTGAAGCGCTCATCGGCAGCAAAGACGATGCCGACCTCAACAAGAAGCTCACCAGGTGCCCCGAGTGCGGCAAGCCGTTGCACGAGGCCTGGTACATGGTGCAGACCGCGACCGCACCCTGCCGATATTATACAAGAGATGAAGTGTTCCATGACTCGTACTACTACCCTAGCTCGCTGTACGGCTACCCGCTCGCTCTCAAGATGCAAGACGATTTGTGGGCCTACCACTATATCGAGAAGCGTACCCGCGCCTTCTACGAGCAGGCCCGTGCGCCGGGCATCATGTTCATACCGACCACCAACCAAGACCAGCTCATATCGACCTGGCTCAACATGGTCGAACAAATCAAGCAGGACCCGTACACCATCCCCGTTATCGGAACGGCCGAGAGCGCCCCGACGCAGGCCAACTTCATTAGGCTGCTCGAAGACCCCAACCCCAATCTCATCGCCGTCAAAGCCGAACTGAGAGAGCGCATCTCATCTCGGTGGGGTGTAACGGTCACCTTCGTCAACGATACCGGCCCGACCGCCGATTCGAAGAACCTTATCACTGTCACTGACCGAACGATAGGCAATAAACAGAATTTCTACAATTCTAGGCTATTCAAGTGGATTGCCCGCCAGTGTCATATCAAAGAGCACTCGCTGAAGTGCAACCCGCATGTGCAGCAGAACGAGCTGTCGAAAGAGCAGCTGTTCTCGATGAGGGTGCAGAACGCTCGGGGTATGCTTGAGATGGGCTACGAGACCGACTACGAGAACCAGCAGTTCGAGTTCTCTGGCACGGCCAAGGACATCTACGCGCTCGACGCTACCGGCGAGGGCGGCAAGTACGACGAGAACGGCAACCCCTACAAGGCCAGCGACGACCCGCGTGACAAGACCGCACCACGGCGGCTGCCAGAGCCGCGACCGATGACCCCAGCCGCCAGGTCGCTGAAACCGACCACGGCCAGGCGAGGCCGAACTCTAAAGCAGCTGCACGGTGGGCCGGGCGGTGGCCCGCGAGTATGAGCGACCTGGGCCGCGTCTGGCATGTGCTCAACAAGATTTGCCCACCTGGTCAGCACGAGCATGCCAAAATGGGCTGTCACCAGCAAGAGCGCAACCACGAGTCGACCACTGCCGACTCGAACGCCTTCACCGCCAAGAAGGTCAAGGCCGAGAAGCTCAGCCCACGGCAGCAGGCGGCCGTGACCCTTCAGCGCGAGCTGACTATGTATATTGACCGAGGCAACTTCAACGACAACCGCCATCAGGCCGTCGAGCTTCGGCAGGCGCTGATAGTGTTGGGCGAAGTGCTTCACAACCCCGAGGACATCGACATGTGGGGCAAGCTATACCGCCAACTAGACAAGTGCGCTCAGATGCTCAAGGGCGACAAGAGCTTTGAGGCTATTTTCGAGATGGCGGGCAACATCGAGGTGGATTGATGCCGTTCGACGCCGCCGCTTTCACAGAGGCTCTTAAGACCAAGGTCAATACCAAGAAGAACAGAGTGCCCGCACAGAGCTACGTCTCTAGCGTCGACAAAGAGAATCCTGGCACAGAATTCGATGAGGTCAAGGGCGACCGGTTCACCGCCGATGGCGAGCCCAGGCCAATAGCTCATGACATCGTCAAGGCTGACGACTACAAGATTCTTGGGCCTAGCTACCCCGCTGCTATCGTCACCGACAATACCGCCAAGCCCAAGGCCGCCGAGGCCGAGAAGGCAAAGGGCAAGGTCGAGAGCGACAACGTCTCACAAGACGAAGCTAACAAGATTCATGAGAAAGCGGCCAAGATGCTCGTCAAGGCCAAGCTGTCGAGCGAAGAGCGCAACTCTCTAGGCGACGAGACCTTCTGCGGGCCTGACCGAAGTTTCCCGGTGCCCGACAGTGCCCACGTAACGGCCGCTAGGCGGCTTGTCGATAGGTCTCATAACTCTGACCAAGTGAAGAGCAAGATACGCGCCTGCGTCGAAAGAAAGGCCTCTGCGATGAACAAGGCCGAGGGTGACCCTCAGCCGCTCAACGTCAAGCTACAGAACCTGTGGCAGAACCAGGTCGACAGGCAAGACAGGATAGCCGACAGCGACCGGGCCCGCAACAAGAAGGTCGCCGACGACGAGCTAGAGCACGTCGACCGGTCGCACGACACCGAGCAGGGCAAGCTCTTTCAAGAGGCCGAGGCCCGCTCGAAGCAGAAGGTCGACGACGCCCAGCGCGACGTGCGGCTCAACGACCGCCAGACCATCGCCACCCCCGACAACAACCGGTTCGCCCGCGACGCCGAGTACAGCCTCAAGCAGGGCTCGGGGTTCAGGCAGTCGGCCGACGCCTTCGCCCAGTACAAGCAAGACCAGGGCTACGCCGACAAGAAAGACCCCACCGTCATTCACAAGACCGGGTCTCAGGTGGCCGGCGAGGTGGCCGACGACGAGGGCGCCAAGCCCATGGAAGAGCAGGGCGTGGTCGGCCCGCCCGAGACCAACAAGAAGGGCGTGGCCAACAAGCCCATGGCCCAGCCCGAGGTCGAGCCCCAGCAGCCCGCTCAGAACCCCAACGGCCCCGAGCCGGTGATGAACTCAATCAGAGAGCTGGAAAACACCCAGCAGTCTCTGAACAACGCCCCCGAAGAAGACAAGCCGTGGGCCGACCCCGGCCAGCAGAAGAGGGTAGACGCTGAGCGCGAGGCCATTCGGGCCAGGGCCAGGGCGATACCCAGCAGCGGGCGGTTCGACCAGAAGCAGGGCCGCCGGGCCATGCTGCCCAGCGTGCAAGAGGCCAGGCAGAACGCCACCGCCCCGCCCAAAGACCCCAACGAAGCGAAGATGCCCTACGAGCAGATGGCCAGCACCATCGCCGACACCGTCGATGCGAAGGTGCGTGAGGCGCTCGCCGAGGTAGGGTTGGCCAACACGCCGCACAAGGACCGCCCCAAGGGCGAGGGCGTGACCATCAAGAAGAAGCCCAGAGACACCGCCGACCCCAACCTGGTAGGCAAAGAGAGCAAGCTCATCGGCGACACCAGGGCCAAGGCGGCCAAGGCCAAGGAAGAATCGGTCAAGACCGAGGGCGTCAAGCTCACTAGGGAACAGTCAGAGGCAGCCCAGAGGGCCCACGACGAGAACGAGGCGTATCACAAAGCCAAGCGCGAAGAGCTTAACCAGTTCCCCGAGAAGGTCATCGACGAGAAGAGCGGCAAGTGGCGCGGCACTAATCCGGCTACCCTTGAGGTCGGCGACCGGGTCATCGACCCCACCGTAGGCGGTCAGACCAAGCGGCAGAAAGAGGCCCTTCGTGCGGTGTCGCGGGGCGGCATTGGCGGTAGCGTCAACCAGACACGCGCTCAGGGCCATGCGCCACTAGGCACCAGCGGGGCGGGCGACAAAGAGGTCTACCGCAAGCAGAAGAAAGAGATTCTTGAGCACATCGGCTCTAAGGTCGACGACCTGCCCAAGCAGGCCTATAAGTGGATACCTCTGCCCAACGGCGAGTTCATGTGGGGCGGCGACCACGCCGACTCTGAGGACTACGACCCCAAGGGCGGGGTGCGAGATGTCGACATGCCGGGCAAGAAGGACAAAGACGGCCGGCCGTTGCAGATTCATCTAGCTATACCCAACACGGCCAAGAACCGCTACTGGCTGTATGACGAGCACTCTAAGCAGTTCAACATCGTGCGCACCAAAGAGCCGGTCGAGACCCCGAGCGGGGTCATCACCGAAGAGCAGTTCCTCAAGGCGCAGGGCGAAGACAAGCGCATAGAGCACGGCAAGGCCAAGCAAGACTACGAGTGGGACAAATACAACCTGAACGACCGTACCCACGATTATCTGTACTCTACCCGACAGGCCGAGCCAGAGGCCTATCAGCCGGTCAAGCTGGGCGAGAACAACATGCCCGAATTCTTTACTGGCAACTACCCAGATGGCAGTCAGATAAAGCTAGACCGGGTCGACACCAATAAGGGCTACTTCTGGGTGCGCAATCCCTTCAGCGACAAGAAGTTCCCTTGGGAAGTGGTTCACCGCCCAGATATAAAGAACGCCGAAGCTCTGACGACCGGCATCATCTCGTGGTGGCAGGCCGACCCCACCCGAACCACCGTTCCTGGTACCAAAGGTGCTGAGCGCATCGTCACCAGCGACGAGAACGAGAGAGACCGCCTTGAGTACGAACTAGACACCTCAAACTACAGCAAGACCCCGGCCGAACGGCGCAATGAGAGGGTAGCGGAAAAGTACCCCGAGCAGACCGCCACTGCCGAGCGCAACGAGCAGCAAGAGCGCGACTACGTCGAGCGGGGCCGCAAGATGTTCGAGGACCAAGACGGCACCGTCAGCAGCCGCCTTCGCAACTACAGAACGCTGTTGCGCAAGAGGCTCGAACCTGGCCAGGTGTACGTGCTCACCGACTCTAGCATGCGGGGCAAGGGCGAGCATATCGTCGCCTACTTCAACGACTCTACCCAGCTATACCACGCGCTGGGCAGCGGCCAGGTGTCTAGGCGCACCCGAGACAACCCTGAGCACTCTATCACGATAGACGCCGAGAAGTGGCGTAACGGCACATACAAGCTGAGCCTCGGCGCCAACCCCGCCGACTACCGGCCGCTGCCGAGGAACGAGGGCCTGCCGTCACCGGCCAGCAAGCTGCCGGTCAAGCCCGACGAGGCGCCGCCGCCCGACAAAGAGCTGGCGGCCAACGTCGAAGAGTCGGCGGCCAAGATAGGCGAGAAGGCGTTCCCCAACGAGCCCGCGAAAGAAGAGAAGTTCGACGACAGGTTCAAGCGGGTGCGCGACGCCGTCGAGCGCCAGTCGTACAACGAGGCGGCCATCGAACTCGAAGGGTTAGAGAACTGGATGCTGCACGACAAGAGCAAGACCCAGCGCCGCAAGGTCAGCAACCGCGAGGTGCTGCGCCTCGTTCGCTACTTCAAGAAGAAGATTCTGGGCAAGCTCAAGACCGACCGCACCGGCACCGTCGAGCGGCTGGGCGACAGAGAGCGCATCGCCAGGAACGAGGACCGCAAGAAATACTCTAAGCAGTTCTCCGCAGCCACCGATACGGCCAACAGAATCACTCGCGCCCTTATACGATTAGAAGGTGAGAGGGCGGCGGCCAATGATGACCCGGCCAAGCTGGCTGAAATCGACCAGCGTGAGAAGAAGCTCTTTGAAGAGAAAGAAGAGGCCATGGGCGAGGCCAAGACCGCCAGAGGCCAGCACCGCAAAGACATTCGTGACAACCCGCCAGTGGTCGGTCAGGGCCCACCGCCCGACCTCTTCAGCGAAGCGGCCCAGCGGGCCAAAGAGGCCGAGAAAGAAATGGCCGACAAGAGCAGGGCATCTGAGAAAGAGCTTCGTGAGGCCACTGTCAAATACAAGCACTGGAGCAGAGAAGCCAAGAAAAAGGCTGCTGCCGAAGAGAAGGCCAGAAAGAAGAAAAAGAAGGCCGAGAAGCTTGAGAAGGCCTTTGCTCTGGCCAAGGCGAGGTGGTCTTGATGTATAAGCACATCGAGCTGCTGCCGCCCTTGGTCAAGGCCGCCCTGCCCGACAAGAACGACCAGACGCAATGGGCGCAAGAGTTCAACAAGGCCTACAAGGTCGGTCAGTATGAAGACGCCATGGCCAAGGCCTTCGAGGCCTTCAAAGACAACCCCAACTGCCGGTACTTCGAGGGCTGGCTGTCGGTCGACGGTGTTGACAAGCAGGGCGACGTGATGGACCAGAAGGCGCTCAACAAGGCCCTCAAGAAGTTCGTGGCCCGTGGCGGCACGCTAGTAGACACCCACACCAACCGGGTGACCGGCGGCCTGTTCAGCGCTCAACTGAAGAAGTTCGATGAAAAGTACGAGGGCAACTTCGGCAAGGGCGTCATCTTTCAAGGTGAGCCGTACTTCGACCACGTGTGGGGCGAGATAAAAAAGGGCGATAAGAACTCGTTCAGCATCGGCGGGTTCGGTCTCAGCTTCAGCGAGGTGTGTGACGGCTGGGACTGCCACCGCCGTGTCAACGACGAGTCGATACACGAGATGTCGGTGTGTCGTACGCCTGCTCACCCCGAAGCCAACATGACCCACTTCAACAGTATCGCCAAGGCCGATACCGTCGAGATACCGAAGAAGCACCTCAAAGACGACGGTAAGATGTTCGACGACATCGAAGCGCATGCCAATGGCATTCTCAAGGCGGTTCACGAGCTGAAGTCAGACGACTCAGCCGCCGAGGGCGGCGTTGAACCCATCGAGAAGGTCGGCACCGAAGAAGGTGCGTGTCGTCACCACCGGCAGCACAATCACCGCATGACCTCTAAGTGCACCGGCCTGGCGCTAGACGTAGACGGCAAAGAGGCCGAAGAGCCAGACGACGTGCGGCAGCCCGACCCGCCCAAAGAGAAACCGAAGGAATACACGCCCGTGTCGTTCGTCGATGAAGAGAAAAAGAAGCGCGAGCACGCCAGGGCAAACCAATATGTATATAAACATAGCGGTGTGAAGCGGGCCAACAACCAACAGGCCAAAGCGATGGCAGACAAAGTGCGGGCCATGATGCCCGCCGGTGCGCCAGATGATTCTAGGGCGTGCTACGAGCGAGCCATTCGGATTTTGAGCGACAACAGCGGGCTGCCAGTCTCTAAGCGACTATCTATCATCAATAGTGGCGCGAAGAGCGGCTGTGAACAGAAGACCGCCTCTAAGATTACGGCCCGTTTGAGGCAAGGGTGAACCATGACCGAGAAGACAGCACAAGACCTGCAAAAAGAGCTTGAGGCCCTAGAGGTCGAGAAGAAGACGTTCTACGCCGACATGCGGGCCGGTAAGTTCGATGAGATTATCCAGAAGGCTACCGGCACCGAAGAGCCAGCCGAACTGAAGAAGGCGTTCGTGGGCCCTGAAGAGGTCAACGACAACAAGCCTGCCAAGAAGGCCGAGCCAAAGAAGGCCGAACCGGTCGAGGGCTGGAAGCCCAAGATGGGCGACAAGACCGGCTTCGACACCTCTGCCGCTGATAAGAAACCGCCCGAGACCGACTCTAAGGGCTACGCCAAGAGCACTGAGGATTCTGAGAAGATTTACGACCACGACAAGGCCGACTGGGCACGCACGGAAAAAGAACCTGGCAAGCCGCTAGAGGGGCCGCCTCACGAGAGGGCCGGTGGGGCTGCTACCGATAAGCAAGAGTCGATAAAGATGGACCGGGCCTACGAGCGCCAGAAGAAGTCGCCCGAGGGCGTTGACGAAGACGAGCTTGAGAAGCCCGGCGTGCATGGCAAGAAGACCGGCACACACGACCCCAAGACCAAGTCTGGCAACGAGAAGACCGAGTCTGAGCGCTATTATAACAAGAAGCAAGGCTACCAGCCGCCCAGCACCCCAGACGACGAGCTGAGCGACATGAACTACATGTGGAAGAAATTGCCTGGCAAGAACAAGCCATCGTTCAACAACTTCTTCAACAGCACCACGATGCACCGCAACCCCGACAGTGCCAAGCAGTGGAAGGACGCGTTGGGCAAGGCTATGATGCTCTTGCTGAGCAAGTCGATGGGCATTCTCACCGAATACATGTACGACACGGTCGGCGAGACGCTGAAGAAGTCACTATATAGCGATTATGAGAGCGATT